TATGGGGCATGCTGGACCTCCAATCAGTGGCGGTGCGACCACCAATAGATGGCTTTTCCGGTGTAGGTGCTTCCGGTTGGGGGGCTTGCGGACCAGCTCATGGTGAAGCTGGTCTGCGAGGAAGCGGTGAGCGTCCAGTAGAAGTTGGGCGTCGTGTTCCCATCGCGAATGACCGAGACCGGGCCCATGTTGCCGCTCATGGATGCGCCGTAGCCGATGGTCTCGCCTGACTGGTTGGGGGGCACCACGATCGATCCGGCGATGATCCCGGCCGTGGGCCCCAGGTTGGTGAAGTCCCACCACTTGCCCACGTGCCTGGTGCGGCCGCTGGAGTCGAACCAGAAGTACTGCTCGTCGGATGCGTCGTGGAAGTAGCCGTACAGGGCGTAGGACTCCGCCAGCTCCATCAGGCCGCCGTTGGGATTCGTCAGCGTGGCGTCCCGCACTTGCATCTGCATGAAGCCAGCCGCGATCGTCGTCTGCGACGCCGCGGTCACGCCGCTGTTGGTACCGGAGGTGATCTCGAACGTCGCCTCGGTGGCGAACCGGTCGTCCCGGGTCCGCAAGCGCGTGTAGTTCGACCCGGCGCCGGCCGGGATGAACCGCATCTCCGGGTAGGTCGCCCCGGGTGGCGCGAACTCCAGCCGCCGGCCAGAGGCGGCGGTGCGTAGGAACGCGCCGGTGATCGTCTTGCCGTCGATCGCGTCGGCCGACAGCTTGCCGGCGGTGACCGCTCCGGCGTCGATCTTGTCGGCCTCGACGGCGTTGGCCGCCAGATGGCCGGTGTCGATCGCCAGGGCCTGGATCTGGCCGCCGGTGATCGAGTTGGCCACGATCTTGTCGCTGGCGGTGATGGAGCCATCGACGATGTTGGCGCCGCTGATGATCTCGCCGATCACGTCGGTGTTGACGAGCGGCACCGTGGCGATCGAGGCGGTGCCGGACTCACCCGACTCGTTGCCCCGACGGTCGACGCTCGTGAGCCGGAACCAGCGGGTGGCGTTGTACGGCTGGCCGGCGACCAGGACGGTGCCGGCGGCGCGCAGCTCGTCGACGACCTCGTACGGGCCCTCGACCGCGCTGGCCATCCACACCTTGACCCGCTCGAAGTCGGACGGCATGGGGACGTCGCCGACGCCGAGCCCGTCCCACGTCACCCGGATCACGCCGAGCCGGGTGGCCAGGGTCGGCGTCGACGGGACCGGCGGCGGGGTGACGTCGTCGGGGATGAGCGACACGAACTGGTCGGAGAACTCGCCCGGTGTCCCGTCCGCCGTGGCGCGCACCTTGAACGCGTAGGTGAACCCCACCGACAGCGGGCTGTAGGTCGCCGTGGTGTCGCCCGGCTGCGTGCGCGCGATCATCCGCCACACCTCGCCGACTTCGTTGACGCGGGCGAACAGCTCGTAGCCGTCGACGTCCAAGCTGACGCCGTTCACGTCGGCCGTGACGGCCGACCAGGTGGCGGTGATCTGGCCGCGGGCGAAGCCGTACTCGTCGACGTACGCCAGCGGGTTGACGATCAGGCCTTCGGGGGCGGCAGGCACGCGGCCGCCGGTTTCGGGGGCGGGCTCGCCGCCGGACCCGCCGGAGGAGATTCCGCCGGCGATGACGCCGGCCATGCGCCGCGCCAGCTTCAGGTCGGCCTCCAGGAACCGATCGTGCAAGACGACGTTGCCGGCGAGCTCGCCGTCCTGGCCGCGGGTAAGGCTGATCTGCCGCACCCGCAGTGACTGCATGGCGCCACCGTCGCCGGGGGCGAGCACGTGGGTGCCTGGGCCGTAGTGCGCCCACGGCAGCCAGCGCGCCTGGTACAGGGTGATGCCGCGGGTGATCTGGATCCGCTCGTCGGCGACCCGATCGAGGGCGGCCTGGCCGAGCAGCAACGCGGTCCCCTCGTCGCCCACTCCGCCCTGCTGCTGGTGCGTCTCCCACCGGCCCCATGGGGCGATGGCGGCCGGGTTGGTCACCTCCAGCTGCAGCCCATCCTCGCCACGGATCAGGATGGCGCTGGCCAGGTCCTCCAGGGTGGCCTCGTCGGGCGCCTCGGTCACGTCGCGGCCGAGCCGCAGGTCGACGGGCGCGGGCCCGGACGCGAGGTCCTCGCCCAGCGTGCCCTCGTTCCAGACGCGCAGGGTGCGGCCCTGCATCGCCCAGTCGAGCACGCCCTGCTCGCTCAAGTTGATCAGGATGGCGAGCAGGTCTTGGCCGACCTCCAGCTCCAGCGTCAGCAGCGTGTTCCAGGGCTGGCCGGCCGAGTCGGCCGAGGCGGAGAAGTCGACCGCCAGGCCGGGCAGGGTGCCTCGCGCCTGGCCCTCGTCGACGAACGTCCTGATGATCGCGCCGGGCGACACCGCGCTGAACGGCCTCTTGCCCTCGTTCATCACGGGGCCGTCGTACAGGATGCACTTGCGGGTCATCCACGCGTAGCCGGGCAGCGTGTAGGAGCGGGCGCCGGCCTGATCGGTGGCGTCGCCGCCCCGCTTGATCCGCAGGAACCGCGAGTTGAGCGGTTCGGCCCACGGGCCGCCGTCGACGCTGTACTCGACCGCGACCTCGCACGGCTGCTGCAGCCGGGCCGCGCCGACCGCGTGCGTGCTGTAGGCCAGCGTCAGGGAGCTGGTGTCGTTGAGCGGCCAGCCCGCCTCGTACGACAGCGGGGTGGGCAGCTGGCCGAGGCGGCCGCCGTTTGGTGTGTAGACCGCCAGGCGCAGGTCGTAGCCGCTCACAGGAAGGCCTTCCGGGCGCGGATCTGCAGGCCGCTGGCGCCGGTGGTGCCGCTGGCCGAGCTGGTGACAGTGACGGCGCGGGAGTACGGGTCGCCGCCGGCGATGGCGGGGGTGAGCGGCAGCCACAGCGACGCCGAGCCCGGCCCGGTCGCGTCGACGTCGCCGGTCGCGTCGTCGCCGGCGTCCAGGTCCCAAGTGTCGGCGGCGACGATCGCGGCGCGCTGACCGGCGCAAGCGACGAGCAGCCGTTCCCCGTCAGCCAGAACGCCAGTCCACGTGATGGCGGCCCCAGTGACAACGTCGGCCGCGGTCGGGTTGACGGCCGGGCCGGTGAAGCGCGCCAGCGCGTCAACGATCGCCGCGGTGCTGCCGGCAAGAGGCGTGACGGGCTGGTCGGCGCCGGGCAGCAGCCCCGACCAGGTGACGGCCTCCTGCTCGCGCCACACGCCGGCGGGCACCTGCAGCAGGATCTGCAGGCGGGCGACCGCGTTGGCGACGTCAACGGCGGGATCGCTCGCGGCGAGCACCGTGGCGTCGGCCTGGCGGGTGATGCCGGGCGCCGCGTGGTAGCGGATGTCCAGCAGCCGGTGGCGGACGCCGAAGACGCCGGCGAGCGCTTCGAGGTTGCGTTCCATCGCCTCGTAGCCGCCCTCGCTGCCGTCCGGCCGGACGGGCAGCACGTGCAGGTCCAGCGCCAGGCTGGTCGGCTCCAGGTCCAGGCCGACGATGGGCAGCTCGCCGGAGCGGCCGGCCACCTTCACCGACACGGCGCGGACAGCGGGCATGGGGCGCCGGCGGGTGTCGGGAGCGAGGTACCAGCCAGGCCCGTCCATGCTGATGCCGTCGATCTCGTACGTCGGGTAGACCGGGTGGCTCATAGGACCCCCAGCGCTGAGGCGTACTGCAGGGACCGGTTGACCGTGCGCGAGGTTGGTTCGGCCTGCGGGTAGTAGTTGTTGACGGTCATCCCGCCGGCCAGGCCGCCGCGGCCGCGGCCGGCGATCGCCTGCAGCTGGCCGTCGACGTCGGGCAGGGAAGCCGAGGCGAGCCCGTTGGCAGCGCGGGCGACCAGGCTCTCGCCGACGCTCATCCCGTCGGCGATCATCTTGGCGATCGTGCGGCCGGCCTTGTCCGGCGGATGCGTCTTCAGGGGGCCTTCCTTCGCGGGGGAGAACGGCAGCCGGGAGCGGATGGTCGAGGCGATGGACGACATGGCCGATCCGACCTGGCCGATCATGGACCGGATGCCGTTGATCAGTCCTTGGACGACGTTGCGTCCGGCCTGGACGAGCAGGCCGCCGAGGTTGCCCAGTGCCGAGCGGATCCGGCCCGGGATGCCGCGCACCAGCGTGAGGACGTTGTTGACGCCGGTCGAGGCGGCCGAGCGCATGCGGGAGAACGCCTGTGAGGCGAGCGTGCCGAGATTGCCGACCAGGGCCGAGGCGGCCGCTCGGGCCTTGCCGGGCAGGCCGCGGACGAAGGTGACCACATTGTTGATCCCGGTCGTCGTCAGCGTCCGGACCCGGTTCCAGGCGTTCGACGCCACCCCGCCCAGGAAGGTGACCAGGGACGACAGCGCGGAGCGGGCCTTGCCGGGCAGGCCGCCGACGAAGCTGACCACGGCGCCGACGGCCGTGGTGGTGGCCGAGCGCACGCGTTCCCAGGCCCCGGTGACGATGCCCCACACCGTCGATCCGAAGGACGACAGCGCGGACCCGATCTTGCCTGGCAGTTCGCCGAACCAGGCGAGCAGGGATTGGATCCATGGGCCTATGGAGGTGACGGCGGCGATAATGATGCCGGCGAGGTTGAGTAAGGTCATCGCGAACTGGATGATCTCGGGGTGCTGCTTGATCCATACGAAGATTCCGGCCAGGACATTGATGAGCTGGAGGCCCCACGGGATCAGGCGGATCAGGCCGGCCACGACGGCGCCGAACATGTCTGGATTTGCCGAAATTATGTTCGAAAGTTCGATCAGCGCATCGGCTATCTGGCTGAAAATCCCAGGTAGCTGGGGTCCTATGGAGTCGAGCAGCCTGACGAAGGCGTCCGATAGGGGGCCTATGGCGGGTCCGAGTTTTTCGAACGCACGTCCGAGTTGATCGGCGAAGCGGGTGATCGCCGGTGCTACCTTGCGGAAGCTGTCGGCCAGGTATGGCGAGAGCCGATCGAAGGTCCGCCGGGCGAAATTCGAGATCCCGACCAGGGTGGTTTCGAACGGTTTCGAAATCTGCTTCAGCTCGCGAAGAACATGATCCTTTAGGCCGGTAAAGGCGCGCTGGACCTTCTTGTTCTGGGCGGCGACCCCGATTCCGATGCCGGCGAGCCCGCCGACGAAACCGAGATCGCGATCACTGTGGTGACCACGTTGGACGAGATGGCGGCGAAGGCCCCCGACATGATGCCGCGCAGTCCCGTGGCGGCCGTGGCGGCCTGGTTCTGCAGCTCGTCGAACGCCTGGCGGCCGCGGTCGCTGTCGACGTCGATCTGCACCCGCCGGTCGAGGCGGTCCAGCTGCTGCTCGAACGCCTCCAGCTCGGCCAGGGCCGCCGCGGTGTCCACGCGTAGGTCGAGCGGCGCCGTCTCGGCCAGGCCAGCGAGCTCCCCCCGGATCGCCGCCAGCTCCCCGCGGGCCACGTCCGCGTCGATGTCGACGCCGATCCGCCGGTCGCCCAGCTGCTGAAGCGACTTGCGGAGCGCGGCAACCTTCAGGTCGGCGTCGGAGGAGTCGGCGGTGATCTCGGCCTCGGGCAGCTTGGACAGCGCCGAGCTCACCCGCCGGCGGAACCCGTCGGCGAACGCGCCGCCGGCCTGCTCGCCCTGCTTGGGGGCGCGGCGGCGGCTCTCGCGGGTCGAGTCCTCCAGCGGTTCGCTGACCGGGTCACCGATGCCGCGCTCCAGCCCGTCGGCCAGGCCGTCGCCGATGCGGCGGCCGAGCCGCTCCAGCTCGACGCCGGCCTGGCGGGCCTGCTGGTCCAGGCTGCTGGTGTCCAGTGCGGCCGGGATGTTGACCTCAAGGGCTCGTTCCAGCCGCTCCAGGTCCTTCTCCAGGTCGCCCCGGAACTGCTTGGTGTCCGGCATCACCCGCAGGGACACCCGGCCCACTTGCCGTGCCTGAGCCACTCGCCGCCCCCTTCCTCGTCGGACGCCGGGACGCGAGCGCCCGCAGGTCGGAGACGGTCGTCACCCGGCGGCGCTGCTGCCGCTGCGCGCTCTGCAGCTGCGGCCGCGGGTACGGCTTGAACTTGGGCGACTTGCGCCGCCACCGGCCCGACGCCCGGGTGTTGACGTTGATCGCGTCGTAGATGTCGGCGAGCTGTGCGTTCAGGCGGGTCCAGCCCCGCCAGTCGGGGCCCTGCGCCTTAGTGCGGGCCCTGCGCTGGAAGTCAGGACTGGCGCGCAGCTCGGCGGTCAGGGCGGAATCCTCGGGGAGTTGTTCGATCAGCGCCAGCACCAGCCGGGGCGGCGGCCCGGTGCCGGCCACCACGTCGACCAGGTCGACGCCGTAGCGGCCGAGCAGGTCCGCATACAGGGCGGCGCCGTGCTGGTCGATCAGCTCTCCGAGGGCTTGGCTTCCCCCGGCTGGCTGGCCTCCATGTAGCCCAGGAAGACCTCCATGAGCACCCCAGTGTCGTGCCCGCACGCCTTGGCCAGCCGGTCGCCGGCGGCCTTGGACGGTGCGAGGATACGCAGCGCGTCCTCCAGCAGCGCGGCGAGATCCAAGTCGGGCTGCTCTGCCATCAGGCGGCCCATGTCTTTGAGATCCTCGGCCTTGCGCAGCAGCTCGGCGCGCTTCTTACCGGGCAGCCGCACCAGCGACTGCAGCGGGATCTCGCCGTCGGGCAGCTCGACGATGAACGGGCCGTACTTGCGGTCAGCCGCGTCTTTGATGTCAGCGAGAGTGATCTTGGGCATGCGGACCTCCACAGGTGTGGTCGGGGGGATGCGGACCTGAGAGGGGGTGGTGGGCGGCGCCGGAGGTCCGCACGACCGGCGCCGCCCACCGGTCAGGTGATGGTCGCCTCGACGGAGTCGGTCAGGCCGGAGTACGTGGCGGTGATCGTCGCGGTGCCGGCGGTGACGCCGGTCACCAGCCCGGCCGCCACGGTGGCCACGGCCTCGTCGTCGGACGCCCACGCCGCCGCGGTGGTGACGTCCGCGGTCGCCGCATCCGGGTAGGTGCCGGTCGCCGTCAGCTGCACCGTGTCGCCGACGGTCGTGGCCGGATCCTCGGGCGTGACCGCGATCGACTGCACCGACAG